ATCCTTTTGCGGCGGCCGAAGGCCGCCTACCGCGGTTCTCGAAGACGTTGTTTTTGGTTGTTAAATAATATTATTACTTGAGATACAAATGTGCGTATTGAGAACCTACCGAGGAATTCCACGAACGACTCTTACAAATACCCTTATATTATCCTTTTGCGGCGGCCGAAGGCCGCCTACGGCGGTTCTCGAAGACGTTGTTTTTGGTTGTTAAATAATATTATTACTTGAGATACAAATGTGCGTATTGAGAACCTACGAAAGATTCCCCGAACGACTCTACGAAATACCCTTATACAACCATTTGTGCGGCGGGCTTCGCCCGCCTTCGGCGGTTCTCTAAGACGTTGTTTATAAGGGTTTTTTTGAACGGAATAAAATGGTTGTATTGGAAACAAAATGGTCGTATGTCTAAACGCGCTGGTCTAATAAGCGATGGTGCTAATTTGAGAACCAGTTAATACGCTATCGTATATTCTAAAATCATCAATATACCCACAAAAACTGTCCGCAGTGTAACCAGTATATGCGGTTCCAATTCTATTATTACTATACGCAACAGTGGTGGAAAGCGCAAAAGTTGCGCTTGAATATGTTATATCAGGAGTAGTGCTACCATTGACATAAACGTAAATATTTGATGTGGTTGTATTTATATTTGATATGACTACTGATACAAAGTTCCAAGTATTATCGCCTAATGTATTCGATGTCGAAACTTGTGAATCGCTTGTATTTACGGATACTCTAATGTTGTTAGTACCGTAACGTTGTAGCACTAATGCGTTTGTACCAGCCAAATATAACAACGCCTTATTTGTTCCAGCGGTTACTACATTCGAATAATACCACATTGTCATCGTTATACTCGTTACCGCAAACTGAATTGTGGGAAGTGTAAGATAGTGGGTTGTATCATCGGCCGATGTGTTCGGGATGGCTAAGGAGAAGGTGCCTGTATTTATTTTGTCGTAACTATATGTTGTGCCTGTTCCTGTAAATGTCGGTGACCCTGTGATTGTTACGTTAGTACCGGAACCATTATTTGTTACCACATAATCGAATGTATATAACACAACAGGTACCGAAACACTTGAACCATAGTAGCCAAATATATTAATATTTTCTAAGTTTAAATAGTAATCACCATTAAGTTGATTAAATATGAACCTAAAATATGAATAATATGACGATGGAGTTGCCAAATTATAAGTTGCAAGAGTTAAACTTGCAGGATTATTTGTTTGATAATCTATTAAATTCCAAATAACACCGTCATTCGAACCAGCAACCCAAAATATTTTAGGAGTACGATTTGCCTGATTATAATCATTTCTATTACAAATTGCATAAGTTGTTAGTGCCATTGTATAAGGTAATTGATATTGTAACCATTCACCAGAACAGGTTATTCCAGAAACAGTGGTTGTATAAAATGTTCCAGCAGTACCACCCCCCGAGTATGCCGTATTTGTACCAATATATGGGGTTTTTGTATAAGCAGGGGCGTTGGGATTAATTGTTCCGTTATATGCCGCTGCCCAAAATAGTGCTACACCATTATTATTATTTGCAACATAATATCCATTAAAGGTTGTATTATATGACGAAACACTAACTATATAAGTACCATTTGTGTATGAGTATGCTCCAGTTACACCAGATACAACCTTAGTATTTGTTGTGAATGTGCTTACGGTTGATGCTGCTGTGTAAATAGGAATTGCTGACAAATACCTGTTTTCATTATATACTGCTGTTATTTGGGTGGCTGTTAATACAGAACCATTGTATAATTTAAAATTATCAATATAACCGTTAAAGAAGCCATAGTTTGTTGTGGCGTCACTATCAAACGACCTAGAAATCCAGTTATAGTTATACGACGCGTCAGGGTATGCAAATGTAGTAGTACTACCTGAATATGTTCCATTGATATATACGGTTAGTGTTCCGGTAGTTGTCAAAGTAAATGCTATGTGATACCAAGTATTTACAGTAAGAGCAGGTAGATTATACGCGTAATCGTTAGAAGTACGTATTTGTATAACCCAAGGATTACCGTAGTATATATTTAAAAAATGACTGTTAGCACTTATAAACTGAAACGCTCTCGCAAATGTTGAGTTTCCTTTATCATACATCCAAAGAGAAATGGTTATTCCCTCAGTCGTAGAAGGAATAATTGTTCCTGGCAATCTCATTTGTTGTTTATTTGCTGAGTCGAACAAAATGGAGCCATTACCTGCTTCAAAAGTAGTAGTCGATATACTAGGTAATGTTCCGCCTGAATAAGACGATAATAATGCGTCATACGTACCAGTCGCGTAGTTATAAACATAGTTGCTTACAATATCACCACTATTAAACTTGTAATAAAATTGAAGCCCAGACGTTTTATTTTTTGCGAAATATAAAGTCGAAACTTCTGCATCGCTAAGTGTTTTCCCATTGTAAAATCTAAAATCATCCATCCAACCGTTTAGATAATATGAACCTGTTGCGTATGCTAAATTTCCAAGATACATTGTATCTATCGTCCCTGTAGGTGTTAATATATTTGAGAATGTTCCTATGTAGACACCATTTACATACCCCTTTATTACGTTTGTTGAAGAACTCGTCCAAGTATATGCAATATGATAAAGTACCCCTGAAGTAAAAGTGTATGGCAATGTAGAACTCCAAGCACCACTCGATTTATTGGACTGACAAACCAATACAGTTGAATTCATACCAAGATTAATAGAAGTCGAAGAATTATTAAATGTTCCACCATAACCATTCACCAATGAACCCGAATTAACATCTTTATTCATCACCCAAAAGGCTATAGATAAGCCATTTGATGAATATGTAAATATAGGAATTGATACATACTGCATATTCCCACCATTAGCAACATTATTAAAAGATATAGCACCATCAATAAAAGTACTTGATGCATCTATAGATGAATATACCTTTGTGGTTGCTCCCGATAGTAATGTTGCTGCGTTTGTTGCTGATGCGGAACCGGTTGAATATTGATAGACGGATGTAGTATTGTAAATATCTCCAGTATTGAAAGGATAATAAAATGTTTCCCCACCAAGTAATAAAATTGTTGATTTCACTAAAGAAAGTGTTGTTGCACTCAAAGTACTACTACTCGAAACCAACGACGCACTACCATCCAACGTTGTTTTTGCAACCACACTATACGTCGTCCCTTCACTCAAATCTTGAATCCAAATGGGAGAACTCGTTCCACTCACATCCTTATACGTTCCACCCGAAGCGTCCGTCGCACGCAACGTATAAACCGCGCTACTACTATACGTATTCTTAGGAACCGTAAAACTAATCAGTGCCCCCGACGAATCCACATACACCGCACTCAAGTCCCGCGGCGCCTGAACATTCGTATTCACGGTTATCACACTCGCCGCCGTCCCCGCCACACCCGAATAATACGGGGTTATTTTGTAAGACAGCGCCGTATTTCCACTCACATCACTCACCGTGTAGGGCGTCGATACTACCACCGCCGATAAATCCACATACGCGCCCCCATTGACCGATTGGGAAATCGCCACATACGAATATGAACCATACCACTGCAACTTCACCGCACTACTTGTGGAAGTTGCCCCACCCCCCACCGCCGCATACGTACTTGGTGCGGTGGTATCCACTGTGAATATTTTTGGGGTTCCGGTGATTCCTAAAAGGTTGTATGGGGTCATTGTAAAGGTATAGGAAGAATTCAAGGAAAGGTCGGGAGAAGTATAGGTACCGCTGGTTAAATTGGAGGAGGAAACGGTGGCGTTGCCGATGGACGAATACGAGATAACGACGTAATTAAGATTGGCGGTATTCCACGTAAAGCACGCTTTTGGATTGGAACCATAAATGACGACGGACATTATATAATACCATCTTAAAAAAAAGAGACCCATAAAGGATATAGACCTAATAATAGATGTTATTCTATTATAATAGAGAACCAAAAAATGCCATCCGTTGTATTCGTCGAAAAGAATTGTGAGCTAAACAAACTAAATATTAAAAATTTCGTAGAAGAGGAATTATATAAGAAATGTGGTTTTAAATCAAATAATAATTTTTCGGCGATTCATACGTGGATGGTGACCGCGCCCGTCGACCCAACCACACTAACCGCGGAAGTCGCCACCATTACATTATATGGGAAAACCGAAGGTCGCGCAAACTACGAGAACAAATACGAATTTCCCCCACCCGCGGATAAGGTTCTCTTTTTTGGAAGTTGCGTGTTGGTAAAGCGTGTAGGTGAGGTTGTCGTCGATTTTACAGTGAATGAATGGGAACGCATATACAATAGTTTAATGGGCGGATTTGAGGATATCACGGAAGAGGAGGAATACAGCGAGGATGATGTATTGGCGGATGTTCCCAGAACAAAAGAAGGATATGTAAAAGACGATTTTGTAGTAGATGACGACGAAGAAGACGGAAGTGGTGCCGACGCCGAGGAAAGCGAAAAACCCCCACCACGTAAAGCGGCTAAACCCGCAAAGGCGCCAAAAGTAGCCAAAGAACCAAAGCCACCAAAAGCCCCCAAAGAACCAAAGCCGCCAAAGACCACCAAACCCACTAAAAAGGCGTCCGCAATTGCTGCCGCCGTCGCGGCGGGTGAAGAAAATACCATAGTAGCGGCGACGACCGCAACATCCGCACCCGCGCCCACACCCGCCCCTGCGCCGCTTGAAAAGAAAAAGCGTTACAGTAAGAAAGAGGCGGTGATTGAACCCATCGCCACAGAACCGGCCGCCTCTATTTACGACGACGAACCGGAATTAGTGGAAGAGGAATATGTATAAACGCGCGCGCACACCCCGCACCAAAAATAATACAATTTACGAAAAAACATAAATTGTATTATAACGGCCTAAATGCTACTAATAAAAATATCTAAATTTTCCTTGGTTACTTTTGCGTCATAATCAATTGTTTTGCCTTCTACAATGGCCTTGATGGTTGGGAATCCCTGTATATTGTATTGCTGTATCATATCCGTGGCGTTGGGATTATTTTCGTCGCTACAATCTATTTCGGTAAATACCACCGTCTTGTTGTGGATAAGTTGCCCTTCGTATTGTTTCCGGAAATCATCCCACGCGGGTTTTGATTTCACGCAAATAGGACACCACGTTGCATACCACAATATAATTTCTATACCATTTTTTTCATTCTTATCTCTGTTGGGAATATCATCATATCCCTTTTCCTTGGTTATGACGGTGGGGCGTATTACCTTGTAATATAGATAATATACGATGACCGCAAACAAAATCACCATAAATATGATAAATATGGTTCTCTTGTAAGGGCGTATTTTATCAAAGAAAACGGTGGTTAATTGCGCCATTTTATTATATTATAGTAAATCTATATATATTTGTTGGGACATTTCCGCGCGGTTCGACGACGGGGATGGCGGCGACGGCGATGAGTTTTTCGTTTTTTTGTTTTACCGCCGGTGATTGATGTAGTGGGTTCGGGTATATTGGGTGTATTGGGTATATTGGGTGTATTGGGTATATTGGGCGTATTGGGTGTGGGTGTATTGGGTGTATTGGGTTCTGTGGGTGGTGTGGGAACGGTGATTTGTTCGGGTTCGGGTTCGGTGTCGGGTTTTTGTAATGTAAGTGATGGGTCAATTATATTTTGTATTTTTGTTTGTAAATTTGTATAAAAATTTTCTTTATTATGTTGTATTTCTAAAATAATATTTTTAATAATATTAGGCATTATGTTGTTTTTACTTTTTCCAATAAACCAAGTAGTACCACTTTTTTCTAAAAAGTCTTTTTTATTATTTTCATTTTCACTGGACGATGTCAATATGGTTGGTATAATGTTTTTCACATAATTATGTTTTTCATATTGGCGTATTTCTTTTATTACACGACAACCTGTATTGGCGTAATCCCCTACATTTGAATCATCAATTTTTTCATCTATTGGCAAACAACACGTATAATTTGAATTATTACATTTTTTAGAATCAAAATTATAATCGGTAATTATTAAATCTATTAAATTAATTGTTTTTTCTTCAATTAATTTACTGGGGTATTCACAATTAAATGTGCTAATAATATTAACATATGGAATATTTAGGTTTTTAATTTTTTTTATTATCATTTTTCTTTGTAAATCAACATCATCAATAATCAATATATTGAATTTTCCTTCTATCGGTGGTTTATTATCTTCGGGCAATGACATAATGGTATATGGTATATATTAACGCCCGAATTTCGAAAAATCCGCGGTCACCGGCAATGGGTCGGGATACGCGATTTTTTGGTTCTGTGGTATTTGTCCGTTATACGAATATTTATCCGGCATATATTGAGAACCCGTATAAATCCCCCCTTCCTTCGGCGGAACCCCATTAGACGCCCCGTAATACGCCGCGTTTGACCCCGCACCTCCCGCCGCCGTGGGTGCGCCGACACCCGCCGCGGTTGCGGTCGCGGTCGCGGTGTTGGACGCCGCGTTCGTTCCTGCTAAACCGCCCAATACATTTCCAACCCCCTTTCCTACATATTCCACCCCTTCCTCCACCGCCCCCGCGGTTCCCGTAATGGCCTGTTTTGCGAATTGTGCGGTGCCTACCGCTGCTTCCTTCCCAAACTGTGCCGTGTTTGAAATCCCCCCTTGTATAAATTGTCCCGCGCTTTGTTCCCCTGTTCCTGCCGCCGTCGCCGTGGAAATGGTGCCCGACCCCACACCCGCTGTGACATTGGCGATACTCGAGGTTGGTGTTGCGGTCGCGGTCGGCATATCCGTGGGACAGGTGGGACAATTGGGACACGCGGGACAAACCGGCGGAACAATCTGTGTTTTTAGAATATAATTGTCGGATATTTGCGTGTCATTTCCCCCATATTTATTCCAATACCACATCCATTTAAAATAATTTGACAATAATTCGTCACTGGCGAGTGATGCCGATAAACCGCTAATATCGCTCACACTCGCGCTCGTGCTCGAGGTTGTGCCGCTGGAATCCGTGGTGGTGGTGGTGGTCGTGGTGGTGGTGGTTGGAATATAGACGGTGGAACCATTAAATCGCAATACTTTTAAAATCGTGATACCATCATTTGTCGAATTCAAGACACCCTGATATTGTGTAATGATGGTCTTGTCTAAAATCGGCCAATAAATAAATAGATTGGTGTTGAGTGCATCGCTGACAATGGTGGGAGTATATATATTTTGCGCGAGTTGTGTGATTTGGCTGGTTGCGGTAGTCCCCCCGTTTGTAATGGCGTTGTTTGACGCATCATATACGGTATTATTACCATTTCGCCCGTGAACCGTCAGTGTTTTATTTCCATCGGCGTTTTTACCCTCGACACAAAGATTACCATTGGTGGAATCGTATTTTACATATTGGCTTATTTGGTATAGCGTTTTCGTGGTATCATAATAAGGCTCAATCACACTTGTTCCGTCGGCGGAATTTACTGTCCCTAAATACGTGCCTGATGAAACACCTAAAGACACACCAACCGACGTATTTTGCGTCCATAAATAATATTCATTCGTGTTTGTGGCGGTGGGGTCTGTAAAATAACAACTGATTAACATCGTGGGTGATTGAGAACTAACATTCATCACGTGGATATAGGTATTTTTATCAAATGGCGTATAGGTAATTTCGTAGTTTGATGCGGTTTTATATGTCCAAGAAACGGTGGCGTCGGCGTCCATCGATGTAATCAGGGATTCAATCGTATTTTGCGCATTCACATTACCCGAAACATCGGTTCCGCTATACTCTATATATGTCGGGGTAATGGTGCTTAATTTTCGCGGGAAAATATTGATGAGTGAAACACTACTTCCCGAAATATCCGTGGTTTGTGTAAAAGACGAATCTTGAACTAATTCGATTAAATTACCATTCAAACTATCAAAGAAAATATTGTCGTAGATTTTGTATATAGAACGAACGGTGTTGTATTGCGGTATAATAATGTCTTGAAGATAATTGTCATTGGAACCAAATGCCTGAAATCCTTCTATACCTCTACCCACCCACCCACCACCCATATAATTTGAGGCAATGATATATATCATTAAAACAACCACAAATAATAATAATATGATTTTAAAATTCATTATATTATTACCTGATAAAAAGGCCATCGCGTGTGCGCCGAGTTCTCATAAAATTGAAATCACGTGTGCGCTTGTCGGTATTTCTCATCCTAAACCGTTACCGTGACAACCACCCCAATGACAACACTATTGCCGCCAATTTCCACCGCTTCTCCCGCCCCCGCCAGATACGAAATAGGTATCGATGAAGCCGGCCGCGGGCCGTTGTTTGGGCGCGTGTATGCCGCCGCCGTGATTTTACCTTATACGGCCTCCGGTGTTGTCGCAATGGATTTAACTGATATAAAGGACAGTAAGAAATTCCACTCGAAACGGAAAATACAGGCGGTTGCCGATTATATAAAGGAAAATGCGGTTGCGTGGGCGGTGAATTATGAAGAGGCGGAGGTGGTTGACCGTATCAATATACGTCGCGCCAATTTTGCGGCGATGCATTCGTGTATTACCGAAATTGTGGGGAAAACGGGATGTACGAACGAGAACACGATGTTGTATATAGACGGGAACGATTTTATACCCTATATTACATTTTGTAAAAACACACAGAAATTGCGCGCGTTTCCCCACGAAACGGTGGTGGGGGGCGATAGTTTGTATCCGGCGATTTCCGCCGCGTCTATTTTGGCAAAAGTGTCGCGTGATGCGTATATAGAAGATTTGTGTGAGGCGCGGCCGGAATTAAAGGAAAAATACGGATTACATAAAAATATGGGATATGGAACAAAACAACATATAGACGGAATTATAACCCACGGAATAACGGATTTACACCGGCGAACATTTACGCGCAAATGGGCGGGGGCGGAGGCGCCCACTGAGAAAGAGGTATAAATATAAACTATTGATATTTATCACATACCGCCAAAATGACGGAAAAAATATATTATACGATTAACGAGAATACCAAAACAATTCATTTAACCCAAAGTGCCGGTTTTTTTTCGTGTTGTTCGGTTCGATTAAATTCGATTGTAACTTATTTTAATCTTTATGGTGAGTTTCCAAAAACGGTGGATTCGAGTCATCAGTTTTTCCTATATAAATTATCCGAACGAGAACACGAAGATGTCACATTTGACTTTTTCGAAAAACCCACCAATCCGCCCCAACCAAATCCGCCCACACCAAATCCGCCCACACCAAATCCGCCCAAAGTGGATTATCTCGAACGATATCAATTTTCCCAATATAAGAATTTAGACTATTCCGGAATTACGCCATTTATTATCCGCTACTTTTCGCCGGTTATCAAAATCCGCACGTTTATGGAAATGATAGAGAAAAAATACAACATAAAACACACAAATACGTGTGTTTTATTTTATCGCGGTAATGACAAAGCGACCGAAACGCGATTGCCCGAATACGAGGAATATGTAAAGGTCGCGCGTGGTATTATGGCGGAAAACCCCAATGTGCGGTTTTTGGTACAGAGTGACGAGACGGAATTCATAGATTATATATTTCAAGAACTGGGGGGCGCGGGGGAAGTCGAGGGTGCCGATGGGACGGCGGTCGAACGCGTGGTTCTCTTTAAAGATGAAATACGCCACATTAATAAAAAAACACATAATTCCGTGGATAATATTAATATTGCGGACTCGAAAGATACAAACTATTTTTATTCTAAATTGTATTTGGCGATTACTGTGATTATGTCGAGATGTAATTGGGTGGTATGTAATACCGGTAATTGTTCTATTTGGATTGCATTATATCGAGGAACGAGTGCGGGAATTATTCAATTAGGGGAAATAATATAAGGGTGGGCGCGGCGCAGGGCGAAAAAAAATATTTTTATACAACCATTTTTTGATTGTTTGTATAAAGACGAATACGACAAATACCGGTTTCTACCACCGTCGCGCCGCGCCGCGCCGCCTTATAATATTTCCAAATCTTCTATTTTCCAATACTCTACCCCCCCATTTGGAAGAGGGCGTTTAATAATAAACGGTATTTTTTTTTGGTCTAGTTCTCTTTGTGCGATTAAATACCCGTCTATAATATCCTCCTCGATATACACCAATGGTTTCGCACCGCTATTTATTTGCCGCGCGCGTTCCCCCACAATACGCGTTTTTTCGTATTTTGTCAGGAATGGTATTGTCGTATGTAATGGGTCTATAATAATACCGTCTTGGTCGCGAACGACTTTTGTCAATACGTCTATTTCCTCGTAATTTTGTTGGACGAGTTCCGGATAATATTCCGTAATAATATCTTTTCGCGTGTTCTCGTCGAATTTTTGTAGATATTCTTCGTCGTCCGTTTCATCCCCATCGTTCTCGTTTTCCTCGAATAAATTCTCAAATCGTGTAGGTAAATTTCGCACAGTTGCCGCGGCGGCTTCGTCTAAAGGCTCGTCCTCTCCTTCCTCGTCGTCATCCCCTTCCTCGTCTTCGTCTTCGTCCGCTATATCCTCGTCGATATCTTCATCGACGTCTTCGTCCATATCTTCGTCGGCGTCTTCGTCTTCCTCTTTTTTTACCGTCACAATATCGCCCTCTATTATATTTTGTTTTTTCAATTTGTCGGGTTTTTTAATATCGCCCTTTTTCTTGGGAACATCGAAATCACTCGTCGTGGATTCATTGTCACTTTCGGCGTATTCGTCGTCGCTATTATAAGGAGAACTCATTGTATTGGGTATTGTATTGGGTGAGTAAGGAATATGTATAGATTTATTTATATTATATTTATATTTTTATAATTCAATTTTTTGCGGCGGCGGCAAAAAATCGAAATGGTTTTGTCCCACATCCCAAGATAAATATAAATATAATATCCGCAACCATAATAATGTCATCCAAAACTACCGCCGAAGAGAACTCGACACCATTCACCCGTTCTATTGCTAAAATCACCGATTCGGCGTTGTATCGCAAAGATATAGGAAAACAAATAGAGAACATTTTGGGGTCAGCCTCCGCGGCCGCAACGGCGGCGACGACGGCGGCGACGACGGCGGCGACGACGGCGGCGACCGGCAACTATACCATTCTCGCAACCAATATAGAAAAAAGTATTTTAAATTTTGCGATTAAAGAGGCGAACGCGCGGAAAGTTGTCAAGAAGTGGGAGAACCAATATTTCGTTCAGTTATATTTGGACCGACTACGTTCTCTCTACCTCAATATGAAAAATAACACACAATTCACCCAGCACATTTTAAACGGCGACATTACGCCAAAACAATTGGAACAAATTACACATATTGAGATTTCCCCAGACCAATGGAAAGAACTCATTGATTTGAAGATTAAAAAAGATACCAGCAAATATACCACCGAAGAATTCGCAGAATCGGAAATGTATCAATGCCGTAAATGCAAGTCTAAAAAAGTGCGATATTACGAATTACAAGTGCGGTCGAGTGATGAGCCCGCAACCGTGTTTTGCACGTGTTGTTCGTGTGGTAAAAATTTCCGCCTCAATTAAGGGCGGGGCGGCGCTTTATATCACTTGCCAATCGCGTCCTAGGAATATTTGAAAATACTTTATAATAAAATCGCGAATCCACCGAAGATATGGCATAAGATGTTTTATTAGGAAGGGGTATAAGAGAAAAAACACAATAATCGCCATCTTTTTCGCAAAACTGTATTTATCCATTAAAACCAACATAAACACCAATATAATAAAAAAAAGCCAATATAGCGTTTGAAACATTAATTTTACATATCTTAAATAAATACGTGTATTGGATAAATAATAATATTTTTCTCTTGCTACACCTGATTTTTCGTCAATCTTTTTTGACTCTTCTTTTAATTTTTCGTTTTGCGCAATAATCGCGGTTATAATCTCGGCATTTGTTGGTATGTGGGTAGCCGTAGCCGTATTCGACATTATATATTATATTTTTACATTATATTCGCGCGCGCGCGCGGCGGCGGTGGCGGCGGCGACTACAATCCATATTCCTCATCCACGGTCTCGGTTCGCATTGTCGTTGCCGTCGCCGTGTCTTCCTCTTCTTCTTCTTGTAAATCGTTATCATCATTATATCGATTTTCGTAGCATATCTTGATACCCGCCCAACAACTACGGTGTGTATCGTATTTTGCGAGGTTCTTCTCGATATACGTTATGACTTCCTTAATATTGGGAACCGCCTTTCCACCACGGTTCGCCTTAAACCATACCGAAAACTCTTGACTCAATTCGGTCTTATTTACGTGTCCTCCGTCTATTTTCACAATACGGTCAGATACGAACTCGGCCACATAATCCTGTTCAACACGGTATTTATTCGAAGACGCCATCACCATCGGGCAGTCCGTAACTACACCACCTGTTTTGTATACTTTTTCCACCAACATCGACATAAACACCTCCTTCCATATATCGAATTTCTCGGTAAGATTGCGGTCCATTGGATATTGGTATGGCTTCTCTTTATCGTCAGTGACAGGGGTATCGGTGAATAAACTCAGGAAATCCACAATACGAATACGACGCCAAGTTCCGTGGTCTGTCGTTTTTATTTCCATTAGTGTATTGGTGCAAACCACCAGTTTAAATTGGGGTGTATAGGAGAGCGGTTCAATCATATACAACCCACGACATTGGATTTGGTCCATCCCACTGGTGATTTGTTTGAGTTGTCCTTCATTGACCGCGTCACCCTTCGACGGTTCCGCCATACACGCGTATCGAACCCCCTTTAACTTCACCAACTCGGGCGCCAACCCGCCTATTTTGGCGCGTTGGCCGCAAATCAAACTAATTGGCACGTCTCCCTTATACTCACCCAACACCTTTTCCATTAGACTCACCAACACGGATTTACCGTTTTGTCCCGCGCCCAAATACATATTAAAGGTTTGGTTCGCGTTGGTTCCCATCAGGGTAGACGCAAGATGTTGCCACATATATTCGCACAATTCTTTTATTGGGAAAAGTTTGTTCATAAAGTCGTGTATTTCGTCTATGAGAACGCGGTGTCTTTCCGTGTCTAACGGGATATAGTTTATATTGGTGGTTTTTGAAATGTAATCGTCCGAGTATCCGTGACGGAATACCTTGGTTTTAAAATCAATCACGCCGTTGTTATAACACATTAAATACGGATTTGTATCAATTCTCTGTAGGAACTCCGCGTCGTAAAACAATTCTTTTGCCTCAATCATAATATTCTTTTTATCCATCGTTTTCCCCAATTTCATCGCAATATCGCTTATTTTAGATATACGCACTTGTAGGCGTTTATGTGGTTCGGACCCTTCCTCCATTGTCGGTAATCTTGATAACAATTCCTTCATCTTCTTCTCGTAAAACCCCCGCAATTCGGTAGAAATACATTTGCGCAAATTCGTGCCGCTGTCTATTTCTTGCCAACGGTGGTTCTTGTATTGATACCAAATACTGTTTTTTACACTGACACAAATATATTGGTCTTTGTAGAGTTGGTATAGAACCATCGCAAGGTCGAAATCAGTATATCCGCTTACTTTCTTGTCATCCGCGCCGGCCGCAAACGCGTTCTGCATCATACTATTCAGTGTTTGGTCGATATAGTAATCAATACTCTCACGGTGTACTATATTAAATCTTTCACGCGCGTCCTGTTTCGCCCAATAGATAATCGACCGTTTTGTCAGTCCATCGGGGTTTTTCATATCGAACTTGAGCCAATGGTCGGCTAATGTGGATATGTCGGTGTAATGGAAATCCGGCGATTTCGCACTAAACGCCACCCACGTAATAAAGAGCGAATCGTCAATATTACGCAACGCCCACCCCACACGCATCCATTTGCTATAACTACCCTTGCCATAATACGACTCGGGTAGAACCATCACATAACTATGGGTTTCGCGTATTTCGTATTGCTGTATGGTGAGCCCGTCAATAAACTCGCCTACAAAATTGTTTAGTTCTTCCGCGTTTTTTATTTGTAGATATCTTCCCACACCCGCCCCCGCCCCCGCTCCCGCCCCCGCGGTCATACTCGAATGATTCCTTCGTAGTGTGGGGTTGGGATTCGCACCCATTGTCACTGTATATTCGGCGGTGTAGGGAAATTTCGGGTGGTTTTTATGGCGTATAGATAACCGCGGTAATAATCCGGCAATGTCCGTTTTGTCTGGTTGTTCTCGACGACTCGCCAAACAAAACTCGTTGTCTTCCGTGTCATATTCATAACACTGGGCGAAGACGAGGGCATACGCCTTATTATTGGGTTTCCGCGAACCTATCAATTGCCAATTTGTGAATCCGGCGACAATCCCGTGGTCGAATACATCCTCCCACGTGTTTGTAATCGGTAAATCCCACGTTTGGGGTAATTTTTCGATGATACGAGAACGTATATATAGTTGGGTTGCGCGGTCGGCTTGGACACCGAATATTATATGAATTCCGTCTTTGGTGATTTGTTTATTTTCCACACGATTCACTTCGGGCTTTTCGAAGACAAATATATCTATTTTGGCGGATTCGCCGAAAACATACACCTTTTTTAATTCGTCTAAATATAGAGCAATAAAATCTAAAATATGTTCCTCTGTATGTTTTCGACTGTCAGTATCGTAAGGATAACGAAAATCTAAATCAATTACAATGGGGCCCTCGTCACGCTGTTTTTCCGTCAAATATTCGTTGTTTCCATTGACAAATACGTGATTGTAATATATTTGCAAAAACGTATCATATTCGTCATCGGGAATGTGATAACTTCCACCATAAATACCGTTTTGCTTGTCCGCAATACGCGTATTTGTAATTGGTTTCGGGTTCTCTTTCGACACGTTGTGTTTTTGCAAATACTCGGGTAAAGACATCATAATACCGAAGGGATATATTGTATTGAGAATGATTAGTATATAAGGAGATATAGTTTTATGTAGTTTATTTCAATTTTTTTCGACGTGGCGGCGGCGGTGGCGGCCGCACGCGGCCTTATATCTATACAAATATTATATATGCCGAATTTCAACACATATAATATTTATTATTCGGGTGACGGTGGGACTTCCTATAGTTATTATGATGTATCTAGTTCTTCCGCGCCCATTATTGAGAACCTCGACGCAAATACCAAATATATATTTAAATTAGTGCCCAATGGGGCTGTATCGGGATTCCAAGGCTTACCCGCCTATTACACCACAAGCACAAAACCGATTATTACGGAGGTCACCGCAACCACGGTGGATTCGTCCAATATCACAATTACGGTGAGCGGGGCGTACGATTGGTTCGATGTTTCTTATTCTCAGGATGACGTGACTTATACAACCTCGAATAAAGAGGTGGTTGGAACCACTACTCAGGTTCTCGGTTTAACGGCGAATGTAGGGTATTATTTCAAAATAAAACCATATGGTGGTAATTTAGTCGCCTATGGGGATTCTGTCGCGACATCTACACAACAATACACATTGGCAACTGTGAATACGCCGGTTCTCACCGCGGTGGATATTAGTAGTGTAACGATTACGGTGGATGGAACATATACAAATGCCTACATTTATAACACAACGACAGGAGTGGTAGGAACGTATAGTTATAATACGTTAATAAACGGTATCACACACACAGATTTGTCAGCGAATACCAGTTATACCTATTACGTTTATGCTATAAATTATATGGGAATACAAAACCCGAGTTATTTGAGTGCAACATCTATTACATATCCGGATATAACGGATTTTACAGTAAATTCAAGTACATCGTCATCCATTACATTTAATATTACTGGTCATTATTCAAGTGCAATAATATACCACGGGGAAACTCTCAACTCTACCACATATTCATCCAGTGTAACAACCGAAAACACAGGAATTCAAACCACATTTACGATTTCATCCAATCTTTATCCAAATGTTACAAACTATTTTACAATTACACCATATAATAATTTATCAGTTTTCGGCGAGTCAAGTAGTACCAGCCACACTATCTATTAATAGTATAGCGGTAAGCAATAATACTAATAATTACACTAGTGGTGATTATACTATATATGAATTTAGAAACACTGCAACCTCTTTAAATAGTGGAACTGTTAATACCGGTGATAATAGTTTTAACGGTGGCTCAGGAGGCACAAATACGGGTAGTGGTGGTGGAGGTGGTCACTATAGTGGTGGTTCTGGTGGTTCTGGTATAGTAATTATTGCGGTATTAACAAGTGAACTCACATAAATCCGTTCGACCCCCCCATTCCGTACCTTATCGCGCATACATCATACCGCAATTCCCCCCTACAAATGTGAGAACATTGTATCGTTCTTCAAACACCGTCATATTATACGTATATTCGAAAAGCCGCCAATTCTGTTTTGATACCCCAATAAAATTTCCATTGTCGTCACATACAAAATTATACTGCGACGCGGTGTTATCTAGGGTGGGCGCAATGGTGGTAACCTCCAACTCCACATTTCTAAATCGACTCATATTTATCGCCCCCGACGGTTGTGTATCGGCGGGATTCGAACTTAACCCGAAATTATAGCAATATAATCCGTCCCCCGCATTCCCCGACGTTCGCGTGTATTTTTCCACATAATCGAAAATCCCCCGCGTCATCGTGTTCTCGCGATATTCCCCGTCCAATAAAATCCCCATCGTCTCCATAATATTCTTTTGATTCGCCGCATTGAAATTCCCCGTCACGAAAATATTCGTGGAATTCCCACATAAATCAAACATAGGCCCCGTATATACCGCCTCACCTGTTATTGCGTCAGTATATACAGCGGATTGTATGGTTTCACTGGTATACGGTGCGGGGACAATATCATACGGAATCGAGGTATAAGGCCAATTCGTGTAATTCGTCCATTCGTTGCGCATATTCACATCGTTGCGTTGGAAAAACCACATCCAATTAGACACCATACCACCTGAATTTAATTTCACCCGTTTCGTTTCGCTTATGTTCTCATAACGATATTCATATACATCTTTCACTAAATACATTTGTGAATCCGCGGCGAAGAGTCGCGCCTCTTCGTCCGTCAAGAAACAATAGGTAGCCAATAGGTGTATATCCGCGTTCCAATTGGTGATTTTATTATTGTAATATTCGGGGGGTATTTTCTCCCCCGGGGGGGTTTGTAAGAACCGATAAAATTGGTATTGTTGTTGGTTAAAATCGGGTTGTATATATGGGAAATTATTGCCGGCATCAAATACATCGCGTATTTGGAATAATTCTTGTATTGGGCGCAATGTCACCGTAATCACCAATTCGTTGTATTGTAAACACACCAAGGGGAACGCCATTTTACTATTCAACGAGAACCAAGTATTTATGGGAACATATACGGAACGCCCGCGAATACTTGGTTCCGCACCCACCGTGGATGACGTGTAATACGCGGATGGGTAGGTATTTGACCGACTGGAAATAGACGCCGGACAATTTAGTTCTTTCACATTCCCCGTCATATTGTTAAAAAGTTGTTTCTTCTCACTTGTCATATCACGTTCCACCATAGACCGAATATATTCGCCGGAAAATTTCTGTAAAATTTGGTTTCCACACGTGATTTCGATTTCCTTGATTAGAACCGTGCCGAAATCCTTTATCCATTGGAATTCATACGGCGCCCATCGACTGCTGGTATCATCACAAGGATGGTATATAGGACTCCAAATATCGGGTAACGTAATGACTACATATGTATCCATTAACAGTTCCGCATAACGTGGTATTTTAAAAGAGAACTTGGATGTTTCTGTAAGACGTAAATCTCGTATTCCTTCGTAATCAATGCGGAATTTTTGTAGGCCGAAATTCGTGTGTTTTGAATACGAACATTTGAAAAACGTCTTTTGTGGATTGCCTATAAGAAACGAGGAATTTTCAGTCGCCGAAATAAGATTAAGAAGACCGCCGCCCATTATAATACTATAATATTATAATATTATATATTATTTCAACGAAGCAATCTATATCATGCAACCACTCATCCAAATTCCCTATTATAAAAAACTATTAATACTGGTAATCATTGTTCTCACCATATACATTATTTATCGTCTATTTTATGTAAGACGCGCAATTATATCCTCGACGTCGGCCACCGCCACCGCCACAACCGCCGAAGGTATGACTTCTCGGGAAGAATTCAAGACACTCGAGAACCCGATAAATCTACTTTTGCCGAATTATTATATAAAGTCGTCCTATAATTCCTGTTTAAATGGTATTCAACTATCCACCGATACATTAAAAAAGGTATTACAACTGGGGTATAGACTCGTCGATTTGGAAATATGTCAAGCGCAATCCAATATTTGTGTATGTGCGAATTCCACCTATAAAAATGATACCGCGGACAATATGACAAATGTCATTTTATTAAACGATGTTTTAACCGAAATCACCAAAACGGGGCTTTCAAATACGGATTCGTCCGCGAAAAATTATTACGAACCGCTCTTTATACATTTACGGCTGAAAAACAACGGTTTAGACACAGTCCATCTTTTGCCCTATTATAATCGTGTGGCGGATATCATTTTGGCGAATTTGGGCGATTATTTATACCCATTGGTCGATTATCAGGGGCGCAATCTCGATATAAGCACCATCACCCTTGCCTCTGTCATTAATAGTAACCGCAATTGTTTTATTATATTGGATATTACGGATATAGGGGACGCATATCTAAACACCGGATTGAAAAAATATATACACACAACCAGCGGTTTTAATATCGGCCAAATATCCCTTTTTAGTTATGAAAATACTAGTGTTCCGTGTCGCGATAACGCGGTTCTCAATAAAGCCGGATGTTTAGGTAATACAAACCCCCTTGTGATGGCGAATGACGGGGTCAGTATCAAGACCAACACGATTACAATGATAATCCCCGAGGCGATGAGTGTGAGCGAGAACCACTACCCATTCGATTTAGTGAAGAATTATAGCGCACAAATAACCACAATGAATGTGATGCGCAATGACGCAAATTTAAAAAAATACGAAGACATTTTTAATATTTACGGCGAGGGAGGTAGTGGGGGTAGTGATAATATGACGGGATTTATGGCGCTTTCCACGGTTGTAAAAAAATCAAATACGGATGTAAAACAGGATTTACGTGGTGATATAAAACGCGGTATATATGTGGGCGTGATATTATTGGGCGTCGTATTTGGAATGCTTGTTGCAACACGGGGGATATAACGGCGGTTCTCTAAGACGTTGTTTATGGGTTGTTAAATAATATTATTACTTGAGATACAAATGGTCGTATAGAGAACCTTGCGATGGATTCCACAAACGACTCTTACAAATACCCTTATATTATCCTTTTACGGCGGCCGAAGGCCGCCTACGGCGGTTCTCAAAGACGTTGTTTATGGGTTGTTAATAATATTATTACTTGGAATACAAATGGTCGTATTGAGAACCTACGAAGAATTCCCCGAACGACTCTTACAAATACCCGTATATGGGTCTATTTTTTTAAGGGGGTATTATATAATGTCCGTCGTTAGTTATGGTTCCAATCCAAAAGTGTGTTTTACGTGGAATACCGCCAATCTCAATTATGTCGTTATCTCGTATTCGTCCATTGGCAACGCCACCGTTTCTTCCGCCAATTTAACCAGCGGTACCTATACTTCTCCCGACCTTTCCCTGAATTCTTCCTATACTTTTACAATGACCCCATACAACCTTTTAGGAATCACCGGAACCCCAAAAATATTCACAGTGGATACCACCGCACCCACTACGTATGCGGCGGTGGGGGGTGGGGCAACTTCCACAAGTAGTGCGGTGAAGTTGCAGTGGTATGGCTCATATTCATATGTGGCGATTTCACAATCGGTCAATGGGGGCGCGTATGTGGATTTGTCGAGTGTGGTGGTATCCACGCCTTATACAGTGAGTGATGTGAGTGGAAATACCGCACTGTCTTACAAGATAACCCCGTATTATTCGGGGGTGGCAGGGACGGCGGCGAGTGTGATTACCGTGAATACGAATGTCCAAGCGCCGCGGGATGTAAGTGCGGTGTATGTGGATGCGTCGGGGGCGCTGATTAGTTTTACCGTTCCCAAAAATACGTATAGTAGTAGCGCGGTTTACACGTTGCGTGCGACGGATGCTTCCAGCGGAACGTATAAAGATGTAAGTGGAACGAGTTCTCCCATTTGGATTCAAGATTTGAGTGAAGGGACGACGTATAGTGTGGTTGCAAAAACAACGTTGGATGGTAGTGCGTCGTTGGTTTCGAGTAGTAGTACGGTGAGTGTGACTACTTCATCCGGTTACAGTACGTATGTATCGGCAATTCCTATTTATACCGCGGCGGGAACAGTAAGCACTTTTTCGGGAAATTCAAAAACAGTATCAGGCGCAACCGGAACATATGCATACGCGAATGGGAGTTACGATTGTTCTTCGTCATCATATAATCTAGGTGATAATGGTCCTTGGTATCCGTTTTATGCCGCTAACAATGGAACCGCTACCATGTGGCATACTTCATACAATGGTAGTGGTGGTTTCCCGACCTATACAAAGGGTCCATATGACACAGCCGGTACTTATATAGGTGGTGGCGGCACAAATAATATATATTATTGGACTACTACTGTTTCTGGTGTGTCTTGTGCGGGGGAATGGTTGCAATACCATCTTCCATATGACTTAGCATTAACAACATATACAATTTATAGTAGAGTTCTTGCGGGTAGATTCCCAAAAATTTTTTGGGTCGCTGGTTCAAATGACGGAAGTGTATGGAATTTAATCGATTATAAATCAAATTATGTGAATGATGTATCATTAAGTGCGACTTTCAATATCACCCCATCCTCATATTATTCATATTTTAGATTCATATTTAATGCAACGAATGGTGGCAGTAGTGCCGCTGTAATAAATTTAGCCCAAGTAAATATAAATGGTTACTTAAGTACATCCACGAATGTTACGAATTCATCGTATTTAATCGTTGGTGGCGGTGGTGGCGGTGCGGCGGCCGGTGGCGGCGCGGGTGGTGTGGTTTATATGCCGAATGTATCTTTAACAAAGGGGGCGCAATATACAATTACAGTCGGTGCGGCAGGTACAGCCGGCGCCGACCAAACCGCTGGGGGCAATGGAGTGGCAAGTAGTATTAGCGGAACGGGTTTAGTTGCAACGACAATAACCGCAAACGGTGGTGCTGGGGCGCCTAAAAACAATTTGGTGAATGGAAATACGGGTGGTTGTGGAAGTGGTGGTTCTTATACGGGTGGTGGAACCACAACAGGGGGTAATTCGAATCAATCGGCATACACGGGGCACACCGTTTATGGGAATAGTGGTGGTGGAAATGGTGGAAACATTGGTTCTCCATATCCTTCCGGTGGTGGTGGTGGTGCGGGTGGTGCAGGTGGTAGTGCAACATTAAATACGATAGCAGGTAGTGGTGGTGTAGGTATTTCAAATAGTATAACTGGAACCGCAATTCCTTATGCAGGCGGTGGTGGTGGAGGTTTATATGCAACGGGTGGAACCGCAGGCAGTGGTGGGTTGGGAATAGGAGGAAACGGTAGCAGTGGTGGAAATGGAACAGCCGGTGCTACCAATACAGGTAGCGGTGGCGGTGGTGGATATACAGCCGGCGGTGCAGGTGGTTCTGGTGTTGTTATATTATCTATTCCTACATCATCCTACACCGGAACTCACACAGGGGCACCAACGGTAACAACAAACGGCGCTAACACCGTTTTAAAATTCACCGCATCCGGAACTTACACCGCATAACTTGTTCTTATTTTTTTAATGTCGTGGCGGGTTTCTTCGCGCGTAAAATTGAATTGTGTTATATTATTTATATAATATAACACAACACGAAAATGAATGAATACTCCGCAATCTCTCGTGAATTGACAAAAAAAATATCAAAATTAGAGAAAAAAAACAATGGTATTTATTTTACACCACCCTCGTGTGTAAATACAAATATACAGTTATTGCGTCCATATTTTACAGAAAAAAAACGTATATTAGAACCGTCGTGTGGTTCGGGCGAATATATTACCGCCATACACCGTTTGTTTCCAAAAATACACATAACTGGTATCGAATATAACAATACCATATATCAATCCATTCTCACGTTAAACAACGATAAAGTGACAATTCATAACGCGGATTATTTACAATATACACCACTAACAAAATACGATATTATTATTGGGAATCCGCCCTATTTCGTAATGAAAAAGGATGAGGTGGATGACGAATATTATCCGTATTTTGAAGGAAGACCCAATATATTCATTTTGTTTATAATAAAATCCTTTTCGCTATTAAATGAAGATGGAATTTTAAGTTTCGTATTACCGAAAAACTTTTTAAATTGCGTGTATTATGATAAAACACGAAAATATATAGGCGAACATTACAAAATCCTTTATATTATCGATTGTAAAGATGATAAATATATTGAAACACAACAAGATACCATACTATTGATTATACAAAAAACGCCCGACACGCGCCCGCGCCCGCCGGATAATACCGGTTTTATATTGGAAAAAAACGCGTTTACCGTCTTTACGAACCAAGAAAATAATACAATATTGACGGAATTGTATAAAAAATCCCAATCCCTACACGAACTGGGTTTTACGGTATCGGTTGGAAATGTTGTATGGAATCAATGTAAAAAAATATTGACAGACGACGACACACAAACCCGTCTTATTTATAGCACTGATATTGAGAACAATACACTCTCTATCAAAACATATAAAAACGAGGATAAAAAGAATTTTATAAATAAAAGGGGAATTACGCGTCCAATGATTGTGATAAATCGCGGGTATGGTGTCGGTGTGTATCATTTTACTTACTGTCTATTGGAGGAGACAAAGGAATATTTGGTTGAAAATCATTTGATATGTATTGATTCGGTGATGGAGTATTCGCGCGAAGAATTGATTGCGGCATATAAAAAAATAATCTCGTCCTTGGAAGATGAGAGAACGAGCGAATTTATAAAAATATATTTTGGAAATAATGCGATAAATACGACGGAATTAAATCATATATTACCCATCTATTGGGATGATATTTGAAACGCCGGAAACGCAATACCATTTCCGTTCTTCCATCGCAACAATACAATCATATGTTTTCCGCTTTTACACGTACATTCATATCTATATTTATTTGGTGTTTTTACCACACTTAATATAATGTAATCGTCCAACGACGCCTGTTGTAACATAAATTCGCCGTTTTTATACAACATATACACTTTATTTTTTTGAGTTTTACACAAATATTGAGTGAGAAATTCTATATTCAAGTCCGTGTTTTCAATAAACGATTTTATACTTTCATTGGAAATTGATTTAGACCGGTTGTAAAACTCGATATGTTCTGTGTTTCCGGAAAACTTACTACTCTCTTTACAACCGTTGTAATACAATTCTTGGTATTTTTCCATACAAGGCGGGCAATTAGAATGGATTTGGTGCAAATATATATCTCTTGGCGGTAGTGGTAGGTTCGCGAGTTGTGATAATATCGGTAGATAATTATCATAATAATATTCTTCGTACGAGTGACTCATATATTGGCTGGGTTTCATTGGTGACACAAATTGCGGTGTTTCTTCTATAAAAGACGCATTATATTTCAGTTCTACCGCAAACATTTCCTCGGTTCCGTCTGTATATAATAACGATATATCGTAATCGTAATTATATTTTCTTCCGGCGCGATGTATGCATTTCATACTATTATATGGTTTATTTGTCAGTTTTTCTATATAACGTAAAATGGAATGTTTCAATATCAACCATTTTCTTACCACATAAAAATCAGGCGGAACCATATCATTAATTATAGAACCGATGATATTTTCACGCAATTTATTATTTTTATCATTATTTTGTTTTGATGACGGATTAAACGCAACAATACTTTTGTAGTCTATCATACTTTTGTTGTATGTAAATGGACGCAAATGAAAGAATTTATTTATACTCGTTATTATGCATAATTTGCTGATTTGTGACAACATCTTGACTATTTTCATCCGCCTGCCCCGCCCCGACATAACATTTCAATTTTTTGCACGCACCGCGCGCGGCGTCTATTCACTATATCCTTATATAGTATAACACTGTTGTAATAATGGACTCCGTCACGATTGATTTATCCAATGTTTTATATAAAAATCCGCCATCCTATCCCGCTCCCCCCACCCCGTCGCCGCCGCCGCCGAAGGCGACACCAAAAACAATATGGCGTCTTTCCGGCGAGGCGGCGGAACCCTCCACCACGCCCGCACCGGAAAATTATAGAAATGTAGAACCGCTGAATACCATTTTTGTGCCCACGGATGGTTCGCGCAATTTCTTCGCCCATCCCACCCCCGCCCCCGCCCCCGCCCCCGCCCCACCCACCGTGGAGGGATTTGACGCGAACGCTGTGAATGTGGATATAGATTTTGACTATTGGGAAGAGACGGGGCTAAAATATTTTATGGTTCCCTTTAATTTTATGTCGAGATTCGACCCCACCGTAATCACAAACAACGAACGGATGGATAAAGCCATAAATTATTTAGCGGGTTCTTCTCTCATCGACGGCGTATTTAAAGACATACGGGACATTTCAATGGCCGCAATTTCAAACAAAATGAAAAAAAAACTGAGCCAACTGGAAAAATTAGACATATCCGGAGAAATACAAAAAAAAATATCACAAGCGGAGGCGAAAACAAAAATGATAAAGAATAAAATCACCAACTTTTCCGTAAAAGAATTAATCGACGAGAATCTAAAGGAGAATCTAAAGGCGAAATGCAAGGGAACCCAACCCCCCGAACACGGCTATAAAACCGAAAACGCGGATTTAGAACACGACCGTGCCATAATTAAAAAATATATGTTTAAAACAATACTCTTATTGGTGTCGTTTTATTCAGTATATCAATGGTCGTATTTGTTGCTCGCCATATATTCAACGCCGGACTCTTGTGCCTTTATAAAAAGAATGTTGGGACTCGATACCGCCTCGTTAAATGAAATGAGTTATAATTTCCCCGGGGGGAGTGTTATAAAATCGTTAGTGGGTGCGTTTATGTCGGTGTATCGATTACTCGACCCGTTTGAAATGACGACCAAATTCCTGAATCTTTTAAATTATGTTCTCTTTACGATTATTGCCCAACGTGATATGAATCGGTATTTGGACAAAAAAATATGGTTTATTCTCATTTTCATTGCCATCTTTTTCGCAATGCAATATTTGATTGAAAAATATAGTCAATATATGAATGATATACAAAATTTCAATTCGAAAAACACGATAATTATATATTTGTATATTCTTTTTGTGTTTTTTTATTTGGAAAGTTTTCTTCATATTGGAATTACACGCGTAATAAAAATGACCATTATGGGATTGTTTTTTCTAATTACAAACGTAATACCCGTGAATATTTACATTCTCATTTGTCTATATTTTAATCCATACGTGGCTTTATTCGTGACGATGGTATTGTTTATATTGATTAGTCTATTTGGGTTGTTTATATTCCCGAATTTCGGTATATTTGAAACATTAACCCGTTTAAAGGCGTTGTCAGAGTTAATAAATTTGGATGCGGAAAAAAAACTGGAAACTACCACAAATCGTTTTATGTTGTTTTTTAAAAAGGTCGCCCACCTCATATACAACAATTTCTTTTTTGTTGCGAGTTTATTGTGGATATTTTTCTTATTTTATAAATTCGACAAACAACTTATATACAAAAATTTACGTATGAATATTTTTTTCATATTGATTATAATGATTGTATTTTTGATTACATTGAAATTCTTACCACCACTCGACGGCGGACTTTTTACCGGCCTATTCAGGACAACCTCGGGCTAATCGGGCGGCGTGTATAACACGACAACATTCCTTTTAATGTGCCGCCTCTCCCCTCATCCCCCTCACCCCCATTGCCCCCCCATTTTCCGGTGAGTTCAAACCGCCGCTGTTGTGCGGGATTACCGCGCGATAATAAATGACGCCTCCGTTCTCTATACGCCCGTTTCCAATGTCGTTGGACTAATTTAATCCACACGGTTTTCAATATAACTATATTCACCTTGTTTTTGGTCACATATAATTTCATTATTTCTATTTGATGTGGTCGATTGCTTCGGTTCATACTATATTCGTTAATGTAATAGTTTACATCGGTGAAGGTGAATTTAAAGAAGGATTTTGATGAAATCGCCATATCGAGTAAAAACGCACGTCTTACAAATATATAACTACCAATGTAGTAGTTATATGTTATTTTGTCACTTTTTATAAAGGGATAATCCCACGAATAAATATAATCTATATTATCACCCGCTCGCACTGCCACGTCATCTTCGTCCGTATCCATATCATAATATTCAGGTGTGGTGATGGGTTCCATTATTTTGATTGATGGTATATTATGGCGGTATCGTATTATATTTCAATTTTACACCGCACCGGCCGCCCGCACAAGAGTCGTTCGGGGAATCCTTCGGTAGGTTCTCTATACGTCCATTTGCATAAAATTGAATTTGTTTTATTTCAAACCAAATATACAATAGCAACTATATGACACAATGGAACCAATAGTTATGAATTTCTTACATTTATTTTAGGCGATGATACGGATGAAATAATAAATTTTGTGAAAAATACAATTGACAAATATACATAAAATGTTGGCACATCCAAAATAATATTTCTATTATTTTTGTAATAAATCCAATAACGATTTTCCCACTAATCCCTTAAAGACTATATTATTTATAAAGATTCTAACGTTTTTATAAATATTATAAATAAAAAAGGCTAACTGTTCGAACCTCTGCCACTCTTGTCTCTGCCACATTTGTTTGTTTCGAATTAACAAGTTCTATCAATTGTGCTTTATTTTTCGAATTACATTTTACAATACCAAGTTCTTTACATTTTCGTAATAATTCCATTCTATTCATTTTTGAAATATCCATTTCTTCTGTGTTGTTTCTAATATTTGTTTCTGTGTTATGTAAAATCAATTTTTCGATTGACTCATTTATTTTTTCTTCAACGTTCTTTAACATACACGGTTTTTAGTTATATCACCATTGAAGATATAAAATTTATCCAAAACACGCCACAAATTATACCCCTACCTTAATTTGGCTATTTATGGTAAATGGTAATGACGGAATACCGTAATTTCCAACGCGACACATTGCGGGTGGTGCGGGTGGCGGCATCATTGTCGCGGGCGGCGGCGCAAAATGTGTGGGCGGAATGGGATACGCTGCGGCGGCCACCCTTCCCCCCCCGCGTTCGAGTTCTTCGACACGCGCAATAAGTGCCTTATTTCGTCGAACCAATTCATCAATTGTCTTGTGTTGTTGTGTCAATAAATTCACCGCCGTCTCTAAACTCAATACCACCGGTTCTTCGCCGTCACGCTGCATCACAATCTGCGGTGTTCCACCCCCCGCCGCCCCTGCCGCGTTTCCTGCGGCGGATTTGGCGTTTGCTTCCGCCATCATACGTTCGCGTTCCTTTTCAATCTCTTTCATTTGCACAATAACGTCGGGTTTCATCGATGGGTCACCCGGCGCGTAGGACTTGAGAGCCGCGTCAATATCTTCCATAAAGAACTTTTTCAGTGCGGTTTCGTTTGGATTTCGTATAAACAAATCCACGTTTTTCCCCGACTCTTTAAAATAAAGAGGGTGTGGGTTACTCAACAGTTTCTTTTTGTCGAATGTATTTTGCGTGTGCGAGAACACCAATATTGTTTTTAGGGGGTCTAATTGCGCAAATGGGACGGTATAATTCTTTAGAAACGCCTTTTCTTCCGCTAAACACGCCGTGTTCTCGTAATGGTGTTCGTCCAATAACTTTTTACGGAAGGCGAATGTTCCCGCGGTGGCGTGGTTCGGCCCATACGGACCGGCCTGATACATCTTGGAAATGTGTTTGTAGTAGATGTATATTTCGCTGGAACCGCTACATAATGCTTGTGGATTTTTCTGTAGAGTTTCCACGGCGTGGGAAATACGTTCTGGGGGGTAATAATCATCGTCATCCCAATTGACTAAAATACTTTCTTTGTCGCCGCTAGAATATTTGTGTAGGAGATTTCGTTTTGCACCCAACGTGATTTTCTCGGGGAGTTCGTAATACTTAATTTGGGGAATTCCTGATTTTTCAACTAAATCGCGGATTTTGTCAGTGCCGTCGTCAATGATAATCCATTCTATACGTTCTTTGGGATAAGATTGATTTCGAAACATCTCAAATGACGCCTCAATAAACGGGCGCCGATTATAGGTAGGTGTCAATAATGTGACAAATGGTAATCTTTTCTTGGTTTTCTTTCCGGCGGCCATTATAGTTATAGTTACATTACCACTAAACTTTTTATACATATTTTATACGCGGGGTGGGATGGGGTGGGGCGGGTATGGCTAAAAATCAGGGGGGGTTGTGAATACTTTGGGCGCGCCGGAGTCCATTATTTCGCCTGTTGCAATTCCGCCAATAATGGTGGTTAGGGCGGGGGTTATTTGTTCTAAAACAAACATACTAACAATACTACAAATAAACACCAATATTCCATCGCGAAATACGTTTTTCATACTTGGTTTTTCTTCGTCGTCATTCTCTTTCTTTTTGTGTAATACGCGAATTTCTACATACTTGACAACACAAAATAAAAGAGATATTGCGATTGACAAAATGATAAATTTTTCCATTATAATAAAATACGAAATAATAAAATAATCCAAAAAACGCGTGCGCGCGGCGGCGCGGCGGCGCGCCGCCTAACCCAAAAACTCGATATCATCCAATAGGTTCTCGGCGTGCGGCGCGTCCAATACATCAATTCCTAAATCATCCACACTGGCATCTGATAATATTTTGATTTTTTCATTGTCGTCGTCATCCTCCTCTTCTTGTAATTTCCGTTGCATAAAATTCGCGGATGATATCTCCTCCAATCGCTTGATATCTTTGGGCGCCTCTACGGCGGTAGAACTGTCATCTCCATTCAATACACTATCTATATCGTTAAAGGTAAGACGTGTAACCACGGGTTCATTGTCTGTGTTTTTTATGGCGATAAAATCCGCTTTATCTTTCGGGACATCGTCGATTGTTCTCTCCGGAGTTGCGGTGGTGGCGGTGTCTAGGGTGGGGGTGGGGGTGGGGGTGGGGACGCCCCCGCCGGCGTCGGGTTCCACGGGGATACTTTCTACAATGACTTCCTCCTCTATCTCTACACTATTATCCATATACGCACGAATGATTTGTTCGGTGGGAATACTTTCACGTATTGCGTTTAAAATACATTCGTGAATAATGAGTTCTAGTTCGCGCATATTTTTTTGACTTTGTAGGGGGGTAATTCCCTTTTCGTAGAGATAAATATTTACGTATAATTTTCGCGCAATGAAAATATATACCTTGTGTATGAAATCGTCGAGTTTCGGGATGGAAATATCTATTTTTTTTTGTTTGTTCCCCACGCGTATTGCGGTTAATGTTTTTAATTGGATAATATGGACACAGGTGATTAAATCTTCTAAATAATCACATCCGCTTTTTTCGATAATACGGCGGGTTTCTTGTTCTACAATCGCCGTATTCCATTTCGGGATTCTACAAAGAAGGTTTTGGAATGTCATTAAATATTTATTGTATTCGTTGTTATCCACACATAATTTACACGACTCGTCGAAAATCGAACGTATTCCTTCGGTTACCAGTGGGGTCAGGATGTTTAATAAACGAGAACATAACTCGTTGGTACATTGACGCAATGTATTTACGTTGAAATCGTCCATATTTATGGTATTTATATATTTTTTTTTTGTCGTTATACCGAGGAATTCCACACCGGACTGGGGAAACCAAGGTTCCCCCAAAACCCCCTCCTTTATTTAAAGGTCTCAGTAAGGGACGGGTTGTTGGTTGTAAAATAATATTATTACTTGGAAACAAAATGGGTTGTGCTTCGCAATTTCGACTTCGTCGAAATGTATAGAGAACCTACGAAGGATTCCCCGAATGACTCTTATAAATACCATTATATCATCCTTTTACGGCGGCCGAAGGCCGCCTTCGGCGGTTCTCGAAGACGTTGTTTTTGGTTGTTAAATAATATTTATTATAACCAATAACCCGTCCATCGTTATGCCCTTGAATAAGGGAGGGGGTAAGGGGGAACCGTTGGTTCCCCCTTGAGAACCTACGAAGGATTCCCCGAATGACTCTTATAAATACCCTTATATTATCCTTTTGCGGCGGCCGAAGGCCGCCTTCGGCGGTTCTCGAAGACGTTGTTTTTGGTTGTTAAATAATATTTATTATAACCAATAACCCGTCCATCGTTATGCCCTTGAATAAAGGAGGGGGGTAAGGGGGAACCGTTGGTTCCCCCTTGAGAACCTACGAAGGATTCCCCGAATGACTCTTACAAATACCCTTATATTATCCTTTTGCGGCGGCCGAAGGCCGCCTTCGGCGGTTCTCGAAGACGTTGTTTTTGGTTGTTAAATAATCTATAATATAACAATACATCAAATTAGACCATTGAAAAATTATACCGTATCGCGAAAAAATTGAAATGACCCCCCACCCGACACCGTTACACCACCTACAACACACCATCACTATATGAAAAATGATGAATTATTGCCGCCGCGTATATCCTTGCAATATGGCGATAAATGTAGAACCATTTGTGTCTACCCAAATCTTACATAATGATGTTCTCCCATTGTTGGAGGTGGAAGATACGGTGTATTACAACTCATTCGTATCAAATATAACACCATATATGAAAACACACGAATATTATTGGATGAATGATAACTTTATTATACCGTATTATACACCTTATACGGTTACTATAAATGGTGTAGAATTTTTATTATCCGTGTTATTTGAGAACGTGGCAATTCCGGTGGATAATGAAATCATTGTTACAATGTATAAAGTTATGGAAGAAATAAATCAAAATATATTATTACGTCGTTCGATGAGAACACATACAATATTAGTAAAAATATTGTTACGAGTTATTTCGAAATATGCGGCGATTGGTGTAATGAATGATTATGTATGCGGGGGGGACATATGGGATTAAGGTGCGTCCGCGCCGCGTGCGTCGAGAGTATGATATAAAAAAAAAAGATAGAATTATACAATGTTTTTTTTAGGCACAGACGGGCACGATTTTATTTATGACCGGTGTGGAACATTTATGAATAAGTTTGACCGTGTAATGTGCAATACCGCCACTATACGCGGCGCGGCGGCGGCCGCGGTGGGTTCGGCCGCCCCTCTTACCATTTGTATAAAAATCGACTTTATACAAAAATACGCCACCGAGTTATGTGAAATCGCCGAACCGTTTATATTGGTGTCATGTTCGTCCATGTATTCCCCTATATACCATTTTAAAGAAGAAACAATGAAAATTCTTGCCAATCCAAATTTAATCGCGTGGTTCAGTGAAAACAACACCGCGGTGACCACGACCGACGCCACGACCAAGATGAGAACATTCCCCGCCGGTTTAAATTTCCATAACGCGGAATTACAACAAAAATGCGAAACCGTGCTATTAAGTCTCGCTTGCGGCGGCGAAGCCGCCGCCGCCACCGCCGCCTCACGTAAGAATATATTATATTGCGAAAAACGAGACTCTCTACAACCCGACCATTATTGCCGAACCTTTTCGGGAATTACGCGTAATTTATTGTGTGAATTTTTGCCGTGGGTTCTCAGCGAGGGGGTGGGCGGGGGCTTCGCCCCCGTAGTCGATATACACCATTTATATAATTCAGGTGAATTTAGTTGTTTAGAGAACTACTACAAAGAATTAGCAACCTATCAATTCTTGCTTTGTCCGTTTGAATCCACGATAGACCCGTTTCCACGAACGTGGGAAGCACTTGCGTTGGGTGTTATACCTATAATGTTGTATAACCCCATTACCGAGAACTTATACCGCGATTTTCCCATTTGGTTTGTCCGTTCGTGGGAGGAAGTGACGGAATGCGGGGATTTAACGGAAAAATATAATTCGTTGTGGCGCGGGTTTGAACGCGACACAGTTCTCTATAAATTAAGCGCGGAATATTGGTATAATGTAGTCACGGCCGCGGGGATGGAGGTGGGGATAAGGGCGCCTTCTTTCACCGCCGCCGCCGCGGTTTCGCCACTACCCAACACCGCCATTATGCAAAATTATCGTATTGGTTCTCGAATCGCGTTTTCATTTTGTGTCTTTGGTGACAACCCAATATACTATGAAGGACTAAAAGAGAACGTGGAAATCATTCGCAATGAATTCCCCGGTTCTCTTATTTTCATTTTCTTGGGGAATAACGCGCACAAGGAATGGATTGCGGCAATTGCGGAGGCGGCGGCGGCTTACGTCACCCCCACCCCCAACCCCACAACCGAAATTGTATTTTACGAAACCGGCCACGACGGCGGTGTAAATACCATATTTAGATACGCGCCCGCAATACATACCAATATAGGTTTTTTGTGTGTTCGCGACGCCGATAGTATTATTGGAGAACGCGATTTGTGGTGTATCCGCGATTTCTTGCGCGCCGCCCCCACCCACGCCGCCCACGTAATACGCGACCATTTTTATCACCGTTCCAAAATCCTCGGCGGATTATTTGGACTCACCGCCTTAGGAATGGACGCCGTCCGCAATGTGGTGTATGACAAAATCGCCCAACTCATTGCGGCGGTGGCGGATTCCACCGCCCCGCCCTACCACCACACCTACGGCGACGACGAACGGTTCTTGAATGAGAACCTATATGATATTTTACACTCGACCGGTGGGGGGGTTCTCGCACACACCAATATATATTCCTACCAAGGAGAAACACGTCGCAATATTCTTTGTAAAAATACACTCGTCAATTTTTGCGGGAATGTGGTTTCGCGCGTGCCTATTACATATTATACATTTCTCTATAACGACCCCAAAATCCTCGAAATAGAACCAAGCGAGCACTTTATACAAACCATTATATCGATGGATGTATGGCGCGAATTCACCCCCGCGGATTTCGATGTGGCGACGACAGCCGCCCTTTATCGGGGTATGATGCAATTCCCCTACCATCACCGTTCGAATATTGTTTCGCGTCTAATAAAATCGTTTTTGGAAATAGAGAACTTAGAAGGATGTATGGCGGCATATCAATTATACGCGTATTGTGAAATCGACGAATTGGGGAAAAAATACGCACCCGATGTTCTCAAAATGGCCGTAGAAAAACACGGTTATAGTATCGTATTTCTCACCACGGGTTGTACCATCCCCTCACCCACCGCCGACGCAACAATATACATAATATATGGGAACTACGCCGACGATTGGCGTGCATACCCCGCCGCACACACCATATACCGTAATGTGTGGTTCTATGAACGTGATGCGGCCGCGGGCGGTTTCGTGGCGTGCGGCGGCCGGTGGATTGAACCGGAAGTGTGGCGGCGCAATATCGACCGGATTTTTATTATGGGGTTAGAACAACACACAGACCGTGTATACGAGACAAAACAGGAATTGGCGCGAATGGGCGCACCATTGAACAAAATAACAATGTATTTAGCGAAAAAAGACAACACAACAGAGAATGCATATTTAGGGGCGACGAAGAACCACGTAGATTGTATTGCCACCGCGGTCGAGGGGGGTGGGAACGGAGTATGTCTATTTTTGGAAGACGATTTCGTGTTTGCGGGGGGTGCGAACGAGTTAATAGACCGTTTAGAGGAATTCTTTAGACGTGCGTATGAGTATGATGTGTGCTTTTTGTCGGCGTCGAAATTACACGAGAGAACCGCGTTGGATGATTTGGTGATATATTCGAAACAACAATGCACCACGAGTTCGGGGTATTTTCTAAGATACGCCACCATGCAGAAAGTATTGGATATAGTTCGTGAAGGATATGAAAAACTCAAAATTACGAAAGATAGCGTGACATATTGTATCGACCGCTATTGGACGAAACTACAATATGAGAACCGGATGATATTATTTAGGGAAAAAATAGGATTTCAACGCCCGTCTATGAGTAAAATAACGGGGTGTTTAAATACAATGTTGGATTAGACCATAAAATCGCAACATAACTTTTGGGTATAAAAGGTTATGTTGTTATGTTACATAAACCGTCGAATATATAGACACATATAATATACTTGGCACAAATATGAATAATCTATTTGGCACAAAAACATCTAAAATTGTGACACAAAATACATCCCCCCCCACACAATGCATTCAAACAAAAAACAAAACATTTGATGTGAAATATAATATTGACGATAATGACAAAATTTGTAGTTTTGAAATTAAATTAGGTATTGATATTAAAAACGAAAATCCTGAGATTAATGGTATATATAAGGTATCCGGAGATACGATTTTTTTAAATCAGTCGGCGTTGGAATATAAAGGAACCGTTTTTAGTAAAAAATCACCGTTTGATGGTTCTATTGGAAGTCTTCCAAATTATAAATTAAACGGCGCAGTAACGGCGTTTATAACAAGCGCGTGGAATACAGCGATGGCGCCGGCACCGCCAATCAGTGCAGTGGATGAAACTGAAACGGTGGTAACCGCACCGGTAACGATGTCAGATACGGAATCGGTGGTAACCGCACCGGTAACGATGTCAGATACGGAATCGGTGGTAACCGCACCGGTAACGATGTCAGATACGGAATCGGTGGTAACCGCACCGGTAACGGAATCACATACGGAATCGGTGGTAACCGCACCGGAATCGGTGGTAACCGCGCCGGTGAATTTGACTGGAGGTGGAAATACAAGAAAGAGAACCAACCGTCGCAAAAGACGTTCTCGCACAGTCGCCCGTAGAGATTATATACTCATATAATAAATATGGAAAAAACACAAAAAACACCTTTAACTATACCTATTTATGATGATAAAGATAACATAAATAAAACGTATCACAATATATATACTTATACACAAACAAATACTTCTTTACAAAATATAAATTCTAAACATACGGAAGAAGAAGAAATACCCCCAACCTCATCCTCCCAAAATAATAATTATTTTAAATTTACATTAAAAAATAAAATAGATTTATTATCTGAAGATTCGAAACGGGAATTTTTTTTTAAAAGAAAAACAACAAAAAAACATATTAACAAAAGTACATTTATAGATTTTATAACAAACCAATTTTATTTAAATTTATTTGGTACTATTGCGAAATCAAGTGAATTTATAAATCATATTAACAAAATATTTAAAGTGGGTGATGTTGTATTATTTGCGAATGATGAAGAAATAAACACTCAAACCGAATCAAAACCCGTATTTTATATTTGTTCTATTAAAATAATAGATTATACCGGTATTACATTAAATTTAAAAAAGAGCGAAAACCCAACAACATATTATAAGATAAATAATAATGATAAAATACCAACCCTATTGCACAATTATTCTTATATTTTACCTATATGGGTGTTACAACTAACCACCGATATAGAAATATATATTAGAGAAATAATAAAAAAAAAACCACAACAGGAAACCAATTACACAGAAAAATATAATAATTTATCTACGAGAGAACAAAATTTATTAGGTAGTGAGAATGAAAAGGGTATTAATTATTATACAAAATTAATAAAAGAACTTGATTTAATATTTATTAATAACGACGAAGATAGTAATTATGCGATTTTTCCTACAAAAATAACCAATGATAAAATCACCGGTTATAAAAAAAATAAAGATGGTAAAATCACCGAAATGGATGTGGATTTTACAAATGAAGATTACCGTCCGGGAAAATATTATGTTTTATTTGATTACATATATTTGTCATTATGCAATATGAGAACAAACATTTATGAAAATATAATAACACATAATTTTGCACCTATTGCTGATGTTAGTATTAAAAATGTTATCATTGAACATTACACGGATTTAGAGTATAATTTCTATAAAAAATATATTCTAACGGGTGAAAGTCTTCCCGAACTAAATACCGAAACAGACTCCGCGTATCCACACGTTACACCTCCTTATGTTCGCCTAATTATAGAATGCGGAAATTCGCACATTTTAAAACAATTTGTTTTAGACAATTATATTGATGAATACACATATAAAAGCGTTACCGAGGAAGAACTAAATTATAACAACAAAAGGGCGGCTGATTTTTTTAAAGAAATAGAATGTATATTACACGATTGTAAGACACAAAAACCACAAGTTACGAATACAACAAAAGAGGGGTGGGGTGATGCGGCCGATGAGGCGACGGGGGTGACAACGGGGGTGGCGGAGGCGGCGGAGGCGGCGGAGGCGGTGGATGATGTGGTGAATGAAGACGATGACCCAAATAAAAGTTCGAGAAGCGAAAGCGATACATAAATTTTTTATATTTTTATATTTGTATAATAGTATTAGTATTATATAAATAATGAGTAATACAACACGAAAAAATTTGGTGAAAACTGAATCTAAACGAAAAACAGCGCGTCGTTTTAACGAACCGAATAGCGCGCGTTCGGTATCGTCATCCATCAGTTCTATACCCAATAGCGTACGTTCGCCATATTTAATACCACAATCGTCTAACGAAACTTTTTATATTGAAAATGTGAAAAAGATGATGAAATACATTTTTAAAAATGATGGTATAACGGACACAAATGTATCCACGATAGACAAACAACGTGTAACCGATATTAACCCATCGAATCACATTAATGTAAATCCAGATAGGGTTCCGCCTTTAGATTTGGCGGCGATGGAAGCGGCGAAAGTAACGAGAGAAAAAGCGGCGGCAAAAGCAGTAGCAGCAAAAGCGGAAAGAGAAGCGGCGGCAACAGCAAAAGCGGAAAGAGAAGCGGCGGCAAAAGCAGCGGCCGCAAAAGCGGAAAGAGAAGCGGCGGCAAAAGCAGCAGCAGCAAAAGCAGGAAGAGAAGCGGCCGCAAAAGCAGCGGCCGCAAAAGCGGAAAGAGAAGCGGCGGCGGCGGCAGCAGCAAAAGCAGGAAGAGAAGCGGCGGCGGCGGCAGCGGCGGCATCAGCAAAAGCGGAAAGAGAAGCGGCGGCAGCGGCGGCGGCGGCAGCGGCGTCAGCAAAAGCAGAAAGAGAAAAAGCACACGAAAACAAAATAAAAGAAGAAATTGAAAAACGTAAAAATATTATAAACGAGGTTATTACAGTTTTAATTGAAGAAGTTAAAAAGGTTGATTTGGAACCATCCAATGAAAATGAATATGAGGAAAAAATTCAAAATATTAAAACCGATTTTGTAACAAATATAGGGAGATATTTTAATGATTATGTAGGCAATGAAGACGCAATAAACCTACAGGTTAAAACAATACTTGACGCAAATGAAGGTGTAATTAACAAAATAATTGAAGAAAAAAAACAAGAAAAAATGCCCCCTTATATTATCGATGAATATTTTAAAGTATTAGAAGAACGTGTAACCGCGTTAGAAAATGAAAAAGATGGTGAAGAATTTAATACAAAATTAAAAGGGATATATGACGAAGGTGATTTTTTTATTGAGGATTTGATTAATTATGTAGGTTCTGATGGACATTTAAATTATAAGGATGATGGACGCAATACATTAAAAGATTATTTACAAAATAAATATGGTGTTGGTAAAGGTTATGATATAGAGAACAATTATAAGGTGTATGCAGAACGTATAGCAGCGGCGGAAACGAAACGTATAGCGGAAGCCGCAGCCGCGGAAACGAAACGTATAGAGGAAGAAGCGGCCGCCGCCGCGGCGGCGGAAACAAAACGTATAGCGGAAGAAGCGGCCGCAGCCGCGGAAACGAAACGTATAGAGGAAGAAGCGGCGGCGGCCGCGGAAACGAAACGTATAGAGGAAGAAGCGGCGGCGGCCGCGGAAACGAAACGTATAGAGGAAGAAGCGGCGGCGGCGGCGGAAACGAAACGTATAGCGGAAGAAGCGGCGGCGGCGGCGGAAACAAAACGTATAGAGGAAGAAGCGGCGGCGGCGGAAACAAAACGTATAGAGGAAGAAGCGGCGGCGGCGGAAACGAAACGTATAGAGGAAGAAGCGGCGGCGGCGGCGGAAACGAAACGTATAGCGGAAGCCGCAGCCGCGGAAACGAAACGTATAGAGGAAGAAACGGCGGCGGAAACGAAACGTATAGAGGAAGAAGCGGCGGCGGCGGAAACGAAACGTATAGAGGAAGAAGCGGCGGCGGCGGCGGAAACGAAACGTATAGCGGAAGCCGCAGCC